AGGGGCCGGGGGCCAGGGGTCGGGGGCCACGGAAACGGCCCGGGCGGCCGACGAAGTACGATCCGCGGCGGCACCCGCAGCGGGCGCAGGAAGAGGCGGCGAAGGGGCTGACCCGAGCAGAGGTAGCGAAGCGGCTGGGGATCCACCGGGACACGCTGGTGGAGTGGGAGAAGGCGCACGCGGAGTTTTCCGACGCGCTCTCGCGGGGAAATGAGGCCGCGGATGACCGGGTGGTAAGGGCGCTGTACGACCGGGCGATCGGGTTCACGCAGAGGGAAAGCTTGGTGATGGAGCGGTACGGGGCGCCAGCAACCGACGCGGGGGCGGTCCTCGAGGAGCTGGGGGCGGAGATCTTCTCCGAGGCGGCGGGGGCGGAGGCGCCCGCAGCGGTGCCGGCAGAGGGGAAGCCAGGGAAGCCGGCGTTGGTGGCGCGGACGGTGAAGAAGGTCAAGCGCGAGGTGGCCGGAGACGTAGGGGCGCAGAAGTTGTGGCTGACGAACCGGCGGCCGGGGGAGTGGCGGGAGAAGCAGCAGCTCGAGCACTCGGGGACGGTAGTGGCGAAGGCGGATCTGAGCGGGCTGAGCACGGAGGACCTACAGGCGATCGTGGAGGGGCGGCTGAGGGGGGAGGGCGGGCCGTAATGCTAGCGGCGGGCATGCCGAACTACACGGACCCATTCGACAGGCTCAGGGCAGGCATACCCGCCCTACAAGAGGCGATGGCGTGACGGCGCTGCGCGAGCGGGAGTTGGGGACGGGGGAGATCGAGCTGCTGGAGGCGGAGGCGGCGGCGGAGCTGGCGCGGCGGGGGGATTCGCGGTGGTGGATCGAGCGAAACCTGTGGATCCGGAGCAAGGGCCGGCAGACCATCCCGCTCCACCTGAACCGGATGCAAGCAGACTACTACGCCCGGCGCAGCCCCTCGGGACAGCGTCTCGGGGTCCTGGCGGGCAGGCGGGATCGGGTGCTGAAGTTCAGGCAGGGCGGGCAGACGACGCTGATCACGGCGCTGTTCTTGGCGGACACGTTGCTCACCCCGAACACCTACACGGTGCAGGTGGCGCACGACACGGAGAGCACGGAGCTGATTTTCGGCATCGTGATCCACTACTGGCGGCACCTGCCGGAGGCGGAGAAGGAGCGGGTGGGAGCGCCGAGGTTCGCGAACAGGCGGGAGTTCTTCTGGCCCAACATCAACAGTCGGTACCTGGTGGGGACGGCGGGGCGGCTGACGGTGGGGCGGGGATTGACGATCAACAATCTCCACTGCTCGGAGGTGGCGTTCTGGGAGCACCCGGAGGAGAGCATGACGGCGCTGCTGGAGGCGGTGCCGCGGGAGGGGTGCGTGGTGGAGGAGAGCACGCCGAACGGGATGGGCGGGTATTTCCACACGGCGTGGCAGGAGGCGAAGGAGGCGGGGGAGGGGGCGAGCTACCGGCAGTTCTTCTACCCGTGGTGGTGGGATGGGGAACTCAGGGTCCAGGGGTCAGGGGTCAGGGGTCAGGGAACGGCCGGAGCGGAGGGGCTTGGAGATCTCAGTGAGGAGGAGAGGGGGCTGGTCGAGGGGCACGGGCTGGATGGGGAGCAGATCGCCTGGCGACGGTGGAAGCGGGCGCAGCCGGGGATGGGGGACCGGTTCGCCCAGGAGTATCCGGAGGACGATGTCACGTGCTTCCTGGTAACGGGCAGGCCCTATTTCAATCTGCTCGGGGCGGAGGAGCTGCGGCGGGCGCACCAGCGGCCGGCGCTGGAGGTGCGGCGGAACGGGGAGCTGCAGATCTGGAAGCGGGCGGAGCGGGGGCACGCGTACCTGCTGGCGGCGGACGTGGCGGAGGGGAAAGAGGAAACGAGGGACATCGGGCTGGGGGCGGAGCAGGGCGGGCCCGACTACTCGCACCTCGAGGTGATGGATTGGGACGGGACGGGGGAGGAGGTGGCCTGCTACCACGGGCGGCTGCCGGAGGTGGAGTTCGCGCACCTGATTTTCGAGCTGCAGCAGGAGTATCCCGGGCTGGTGGCGGTGGAACGGAACAACACGGGGGCGGTGGTGCTGGTGCGGCTGATGCAGCTGGCGCCGCGGTGGATCTACCTCGATCCGGAGGACCGGCGGGCGGGGTGGCGCACGACGGCGGGAACGCGGCACCTGGTGCTGCAGGCGCTGTACGAGACGATGGAGCAGCGGGCGCTGGCGGTGCACGACGAGGGATTCTGGCGGGAGGTGCGGGCCTTCCACTGGACGCGGGACGGGACGCCGCGGGCGCTGCCGGCGTCGCACGACGATCGGATTCTGGCGCGAGCGATCGGGCAGTACCTGATGCGGCAGCCGGCGCTGAGGCCCGATCCGGAGGAGCTGTGGCGGGCGGCGCCGGCGCCGGCGCCGAAGCGGGCGGCGGGGGCGATGCCGCGGGCGAGCTGGGATGTGACGCGACCGAAGGGACGCAGGAGCAGGAGAGGTGCCATCTGAAGGCCTTACCACAAAGGCGCTAAGGAGGCACGAAGGCACAAAGGGAAAGGAGCTGGGGAGATGATGCGACGGTGGAGGACGGGCAGGGTATCGGTGGTGGCGCTGGCGGTGATGGTGGCGCTGGTGCTGGGGGCGGTGGCGTGGGCGGCGAACGTGCCGGGGGACTGGAGCGACTGGTACAACCGGGTGCGGACGCAAGTGCTGGAGCTGCACGGCGGCAACATGCAGATCACCCGGGCGACGACTGACACGAGCGACTATGTGGTGGCGGCCTATCCTGGGTTCGGGATCTCGGGGGGCCTCGGGAAACACCCGGTGGTCCAGGAGATGAACCCGGTGGCGGCGCTCTCCGCGACGGCGGTGCACGCGGCGATCGCCATCCCGACGGGGGTGGGAATCTACACGGACACCGCGAGCGGCATCACCAATCCCGACGTCTACCGCGCGCTCACCATCACGGGCTCGGCGGCGGCCGCGCTCTCGGACGTGGTGATCACCGGAACGAACTGGGCGGGGAACGTGCGGACGACGACCATCACCGGCACCGGAGCGGCGACGGTGCAAGGCCTCTGGCCATTCGCTACCGTCACGAACATTAGGATCTACGGGGTGGCGGCGCCGGGCGGAGCGACGTTCAGCGTCGGCTATGGGGAGAACCTGGGACTGTACCAACCGATCGCGGCGGATGCGGATGTGGGGCAGATCGACACGATCGCGGCGGCGGGGGTGGCCTGGGTGGTGACGGCGGGAGGCGGGCTGCCGGCGGGGGCGGCGGCGAGTGCGACCTATGGGACCGTCGACCCGGAGACCACCATCACGGCGGCGGATGGATATCTGATCTACTACAACGCGAGCGCGTGGTAGGGGACAGCGACCGGAACCGGTTTCGTTCGTGAGGGGGAGGTCCTTCGCGCCGGACGGCACGGCGCTCAGGATGACGGGCGGGGGTGCGACACAGGTACCGTGGTGCGCGTGCGGAGGGCAGGTCCTTCGCGAACGGACTCAGGATGACAGTGTGAGTGCGCTGACGCAGGGGCAGAGACGGGATCCGGGGGCCGGGGGGATGCGGCCCGGGCAGCCGCTTCACGACGAGGTGAAGAAGCGGCTCTCGGGCTACATCGATCTGGCGCGGCGGCATGCGCAGGACCGGTGGAGCGCGCTGGACGTGTGCGACGCGCTCTACCGGAACTACGCCGACCCGGAGGAGGTGGACGACGAGGGGCGCAAGAAAAACCCCTATCCGCGCTCGACAGTGGTCGGATTCAGCTATGCCGCGATCCAGACGCTGGTGAGCTACTGGTTCAACTCGTTCACCTCCCAGGCGAGCCTGATCCCGGTCTATGCCCCCGATCCGGCGGATGACCGGGCGGCGGAGGCGGCGGAGGCGGTGCTGCACGAGAAGCTGATGCTGGACGGGTTCGAGGTGATGCTGTGGCAGTGGCTGCTGGATGCGGCGCGGTACGGGCAGGGGCGGGTACACAGCACCTGGCAGACGGAGCACGAGCAGGTGGTGGAGCGCTCGATGGTGTACACGGCGAGCCTGTTCGGGATGCAGGGGCCGGGGCGGATGGTGGAGCGGACGGGGTGGCGGACGGCGAGCGAGGGGCCGGCGACGTGGGTGATCCCGCCGCGGCAGTACCTGCCCGATCCACGGGTGTCTACGGCCGATCCGCAGCGGGGGGAGTTCGTGGCCTACGAGAGCTGGCTGAGCTGGCACCAGCTCAAGTCGCGGCAGCGGGAGGCGGAGTATTTCAACCTCGAGCAGGTGACGCAGCGGAAGAGCTCCTGGGTAGGCACGCCCACGGCGCCGTACACGACGGCGCCGACGGACTATGCGATCAGCCACGAGTACGCGACGGAGGATGACAAGGGGTACCTCAAAATCGAGGCGCTGTACGTCCGGCTGGTGCCGAGCGAATGGAAAGGGGGGGGGCAGGCGCTGGGGTCGGGGACGGAGCCGGAGATCTGGCTGCTGGCGCTGGCGAACGACGACACGGTGATCCAGGCGCGGCCGTTCGACGGGTCGGCGTTTCCGATCGGGGTGATGGATGCGAACCTGGATCTGCACGCGCTGTGGAACCCCTCGGATATCGAGGTGGTGCAGGGGATCTCCGAACACGTGAACTGGCTGTACAACGCGCGGCAGGCGAACCTGCGGATGGGGATCTACCACGCGATTGCCTACGACGAGGATGCGGTGGAGGCGGAGGACATCTACACCATCGAGCCGGGGATCCGGATCCGGCTCAAGAACCTGCAGGGGCGGCCGCTCTCCCAGGTGCTGACGCAGCTCCCCTGGCACGACGTGACGGCGAACTTCGTGGGGGACATCGAGGGCGGAGGGAACCTGATCAAGCTCATCCTCGGGGCGCCCGACGTCATGCAGGGGATGGCGATGGGGCGGGCCACGTCGGCGACGGAAGTCTCCATCCTGATGAAGCAGGCGCAGGGGCGGGCGGGCGCCCGCGGCCGGCTGATGTGGCTGCAGGGGGTGATGCCCTGGGCGCGGATGCTGCTGCGGGAGATGCAGACGCACCTGACGGAGGAGAAGTTCGTGCGGATCGTGGGGGATGCGGCCCGCCACTGGGGAGAGATGCTGCAGCAGGGGCGGGCGCTGGTGGGGCCGGGGATGATCCAGGGGGAGCTGCGGGTGCAGCCCGGAGACTTCTCGGCGCCGATGGACAGGGACGGGATGGCGCAGAAGTGGATGCAGGCGGCGATGACGGTGGCGAAAGACGCGACGCTGTCGCAGCGCTACGACTGGGTGGAGATGTTCCAGCGGGCGGCGGAGTTGAGCGGGATGCGCAACATCGAAGATTTCGTGCTGCACACGCCGGCGGCGCCGGTGCAGGTGATGCCGGACGAGCAGGTGCTGGACCAGGCGGAGCGGGGGAACCTGGCGCCGGTGGCGGGGGACGGGGGGCCGGAGGCGGCGGTGATGCAGCAGATCCTGCAGGGGATAGGGGCTAGGGGATAGGGGCTAGGAACGGCCTCACCACAGAGACACAGAGGGCACAGATCCGCCTTCGCTCGGGACGACGCCGAGCTACGGCGGACAAGTCGGCCCGCCTTCGGCGGGAGGGAGAGGACGGCAGAGGCGAGGCGGATGAGGATCGCGGGGGCGGAGGAGCGGGACAACCTGTGGGAGCGGGCGGTGGGGGCGCTGTCGCCGGCGCAGCGAGAGGCGCGGCGGAAGCACCGGCAGGAGGCGCTGGTGCGCGCCGAGATCTACACCGACCTGCTGAAGCATCCCGGGTGGGAGCTGCTGTGTGATGAGATCCGGGAGCAGATGGGACTCGAGCTGGGGCTGGTGATGCACACCTACCCGGCGCCGTCGAAGGAGGCGCCCACCGGCGAGATGCGGCAGGCGCAGATCGACTGGACGCTGGGGGGGGTGAACATGCTGAAGTGGGTGCTGCGGCTGCCGGGGCGGGCGGTGCGGGAGGCGGAGAGGCTCAGGGGAAGGGTTCAGGGTTCAGGGTCTAGGGGTCAGGAAACGGCAACGGAGACGACAGGAGGCGAGGCAGATGAGCGTAGTTGACGGGTTGGGGCCGGAGCCGGGCGATCTGGGGATTCCGGTGGATGCACAGATTCCGGCGGAGGAGATGTTGGACGAGGCGGAGCGAGCCGCGGCGGCAGCGGCAGCGGCAGGCAGGGCGCCGGCAGCACCGGGGGCACCCGGAGCGCCAGCGGCACCAGTGGCACCGGCGGGGCCAGAAGCAGCAGGAGCACCAGGGGCAGCGGTAGAGCCGGCGGCGCCGGTGGAGATCGAGGCGCCGGAGTTCCTGGAGGAGGGAGGGGCGGGCGGGACCCGTTCGGCAGGCTCAGGGCAAGCGCCTGCGCTCCCAGGAGCAGCACCGGCGGCCGCACCAGCAGCCGCGGCCGCGGCCGCGGCCGGGCCGGCGGCGGCGGGAGCGGAGGTTCCCGTCGAGCTGCACCCGCGGGCGGCGAAGGCGGCGGAGCTGATGCTGGGCGAGCGGCTCGAGAGCGAGACCGCGGAGGAGTGGGGGGAGAAGCGGGACGAGCTGGGGAGGGAGCTGCAGGGGCTCGCCGGGGAGATCGCGCTGCCGATCTCAGTGGCGGTGTACCACCACATGCGGCAGCAGGAGGGGCAGCAGGCGCAGAGTGGCCAGGTGGCGGCGCGGCGGGGGGCGGAGGTGGTGGACCATCTGCAGGCGCAGCTCTACCGGGTGAGCCCGGACCTCGCGGCCTACCAGGAGACGGACGTGGAGGCGGAGACGCTGCAGCCGCTGGCGGAGGCGGTGCTGGCGCGGCGGGGGATCCGGCTGAGCAACGCGGATGGGACGGTGAACCTGGAGGGGTACCGGCAGCTGGCGGCACTGAAGAGGGCCGACTTCCTGGCGCTGGCGACGGAGGTGCGCGGGGCGCTCGAGCCGTTGGCGAAGCGACTGCGGGCGGCGGGGATCAACGGGACGAAACTGGCGGCGGCAACAGCGGCGGGCATGCCGAACGACACGGACATACCCGCCCTACAAGGGGGGGCCCGTTCGGCAGGCTCAGGGCAAGCGACGGCGACGGGGGTGAGGCGGCGGACGAGCGAGGGGTTTGCGGAGCCACCGGGGCAGCGGCCGGGGACTCGCCGGGCGGGGACGGAGGAGGTGGAGGACGCGCGGGCAGAGGAGGAGATGGCGCGGTTCGGCGGCTGAGCACCGAAGGGGCTTTACCACAAAGGCACCAGGGAGGCACGAAGGCACAAAGAGGATACGGAATCGATCGGGCGACCCTGCGCGGGGGTATGGGGCTGACACCGCAAGCCCCCGCCCGATCGAGATGGACAGCAGCGGTGGGGCTGAGCGGTCAGCCCCCGAGAACATGCCCGTGTAGCCGCGGGACACTGGGGAAAGGGGAGCGACCGCAATGCTGATCGGGTTGAGGGACGTAGAGAGTCTGCTGGCGACGGCACGGCCCGGGGACTACCGGGCCAAGGTGATCCAGTACTGGAAGGACTACCACGTGTTCACGGCGCTCCTCGGAGCGTCGAAGAACAGGAGCAAGGCGAAGGATCCCCGGGTGAACTTCTTCCAGACGGATGCGCCGGAGATCCGGGCCTACATCAACAACGGCGCCGGGTACCTGGCAACGGATACGAGCATCGCGGTGGATGACGGGGCGGGGGTGGGGATGGCTCGCTTGTTCCGCAAGGGGGACACCCTGCGCTACGGCACCAACCTGGGGGCGGGGGAGCTGCTGCTGGTGACGGTCGATCCCGCGGACGACATCACGCTGGAGGTGGCGCGGGGGACGTTCGGCACCACGGCGGTGGCGCTGGTGAACAACATCCCGTTCATCAAGATCGGCGACGGCCAGGCGGAGGGGGGGAACAGCCCGACGCCGGTGATCGACGAGCCCTCCCTCGAGTACAACTTCCTGGAGATCTTCCGCGATTCCTGGGCCTGGACGGACACGATGGAGTACACGGAGACCAGGTTCGGGGAGCCGGAGCCGGCCCGACTGCAGGTGCGGGCGATGTGGCAGCATGCCTTCAAGCGCGAGCTTGCCTCCCTGTACGGGACCCGCGGGACGCGGACGGATCCGGCGTTCAACACGCTGATCCGGAAGGCGGGCGGCTTCACCAGCTTCTTGCCGGCGAGCCAGATCCACGACGGCTCGGGCGCCAGCTTCACCGCGGCGGCCGCGCGGGCATGGTTGCGGGCGCTGATCTACGGATCGGCGGAGAAGGTGGTGCTGTGCGGGGCCACCGCGTTCGGGGTGTGGCAGCAGTACGCAGCCACGCTGGGGCAGGTGGTGATCCCGATCGACACCACGACGTACGGCTACCGGATGCGGCGCTTCATCACCGACGGGCCGGACCTGCTGTTCAAGGTCCATCCGCTGCTCACCCGCTATGCGCCTGGCGACTCCCTGATCATCGACATGGCGTTCGTCGGTGAGTCCTACCAGGTCGACTTCAAGAAGGAAGAGGTGCCCCAGGCCGACACGACCGAGCGGAAGAAGAAGCAGTGGCGCTCGGAGGCCTGCCTGACGTTCGCCAACCCGCTGGCGCACTCGTGGGTGCAGGGGGTGACGGTCTACACGTAACCCGTTCGACTTCGCTCAGGGTCGCCCCTTCGGGGCGAGGGCATAGGGCATCGGGGAAACGACGGTCTGCCGGCTGCTCGAGAGGGGAGCCGGCAGGGCGATGGGTTCCGCGAAGGCCCTCACCCCCCGGCCCCCTCTCCCATTCGACTCGCTGCGCTCGCTCAGGGCAGGCCCAGGGGGAGAGGGGGAGCGGGTGGAGGGAATCGGGGAGGGAGAGGAGACGGCGATGGCGGTGTTCAGATTGGTAGGGGATGGGCCGCGGCCGAGCGTGCGGGTGTGCGGGCCGGGGTGGGATCGGGTGGTGGAGTTCGGGAGCGATCGCACCCTGGACACGCAGCGAGTGGCGCGGGAGCAGCGGATCCCGATGGAGGCGATCGAGGAGGCGGTGCGGGGGCTGGCGGGGTTCGGGGAGGTGATCGAGGAGGAGGGGATTCACCACGGAGAGCACAGAGGGCACGGAGAACGGCCGGGAGACGGCCTCACCACGGAGAGCACAGAGGGCACAGAGGGCACAGAGAACGACGTCGAGACGGCCGCGGGGGGGACGGAGCTGGAGCCTGTGACTGCCTCGCCTCCGGGCTCCGCTCCGGCCTCCCTCACCCCGACCCTCTCCCAGGCGGGAGAGGGGGAGCGGGCCACAGGCGAGGCCCATTCGGCAGGCTCAGGGCAAGCGCCTGTGCGACGAGCTCGCCGGAGGCGGTGATGCCGCTGCTGCCGGGGCGAGAGAAGGGGACGATCTCCCGGAACGTCGAGGAGCTGATGCACTCGTACGAGGAGGACGGGAGGATCGGGAACGTGCGGCCGCGGAATGGGGCGCACGCGCGGCGGGTGGCGGCGGCGATCGCGTATGACACGGCCGAAGAGTCGAGGAGTCGAAGAGTCGAGAGTCGGAGCGGCCACGGCCGGAGGGGCAGGGGCTGATGCCACCGGTGTACACGGGGATGACGTGGGCGGAGATGAAGGTGGAGGTGCAGGCGATCGTGCGGCGGCCGCTGGCGGCGGACGACACGCTGGCAACGGCGATGCTGGGGCGGCTGGTGAATCGGGCGATCCGGTGGATCCAGCGCCGGCACGAGTTCCGGGCAATGCGGGAGGAGTTCACGGACCTGGCGACGGTGGCCGGGGAACGACTGGTGGCGCTGCCGGTGCGCTATAAGGCGTTCACCGCGGCAGGGCCGGAGGTGTACAAGCGGAGCGCGGCGGGGGTGCTGACGCGACTCTACTCCACGGTGCGAGTGACGGGGGACCGGTCGGGCGAGCTGGCGGTGACGCCGGACTGGCTGCGGCAGAAGTACCCGGATCCAGCGGAGCGGGCGGAGCCGACGATGGTGTGCGTGGACGGCGAGTATCTCCACCTGGGGCCGATCCCGGATGCGATCTACAACCTCACGGTAGAGTGCCTCGCCTACTCGCTGCCGCTCGACGGCACCACCACGCGCAACTGGTTCAGCGAGCACCTGGAGCGGGCGGTAATCCAGGTGGCGGTGGCGCTGGGGCTGGAGGATCTGGGGGAGGGGGCGGAGGCGCAGGAGCATTTCGCCCTGGCCCAGGGGGAGATCGAGGACCAGCTGCACGTGGAGAGCGAGGAGCGGCGGCGGCGGACGGGGCCGCGAGCGGCGGTGGTGAGGGGGGGGTACGCGTAGGGAGGGGAGGGACACGGCCTCACCGCAGAGGGCACAGAGGACGCGGAGAACGGCCGAACGGCAACCGCAGATTTCGCAGATTGGCGCAGATCCGCCTTCGCTTGGGACCCATTCGACAGGCTCAGGGCAAGCGGCGCCGAGCTACGGCGGACAAGTGACGGCCGGAGGGAGTGGGGGTGAGAGATGGCGTGGGATAAAGAAAAGCCGGCGGGAGGGGACGAAGTCGCCACGGTCGACAACTCGATCCGCACGAACAATGCGGCGCTCGAGGCGGCGGTCAATGAGGAGCACTCGTTCGCCACCGGGGGGGTGCAGACGGGGGAGCACCGGGAGGGGTCGGCGGTGCTGTACCGCGATCACGATGCGGACGTGCTGGTGCTGGACTGTCGCGCGGGGCGGGCGGCGCTGGCGAAGGACACGCACCGGCTCTACGTCGGCAACGACGCGGCTAACTGGCAGCAGGAGAGTCCGAAGCACGTGACGGCGCTCGCCGGGGCGACGGTGAACCCGGAGGCGGCGCTGGCGGAGCAGGCGGCGTGGACGGCGGTGCCGGGGTTCGCGGCGGCCACCGAGTTCACGCCGAGCGGAGACGCGGCAAGCACCTGCGATCTGCTGATCATGTGCTCGATCGTGGCGCGGTGTGAGACGGATGGAGGGCAGCTGCATTTCGTGCTCTACCTCAACGGCGCGTCGGTGACGGCGGCGACGAACGGGCTGGCGTGCATCGCTTACTCCCAGGGCGGGGATGCGCTGGAGCGGGTGGAGACGATCACGATGGTGTGGCTGGCGGCGGGAGTGGTGAAGGGGGCGGGGAGCGGCGCCGGAGGAGCGATCCAGGTGCAGCCGCGATACAAGACCACGGCGGGGGCGAGCGGGGCGATGCCGGCGCAGTTTCGGCCGGTGCTGACGATCGTAGAGATCTGAGATTGGAGATTTGAGAGTTGAGATTGGGGAGGGGAGGGAAGCGGCCTCACCACAAAGGCACCAAGTAGGCACGAAGGCACAAAGACGGCCGGAGGGAGCACGGTGGGGGAGTGGCAGGAGGTGGAGCTGGATATGGGCGGGGGGATGCGGGTGGATCTGCCGGAGTTCCACCCGCGTTTTCCAGCGGCCGCCTCCTCGGACATGATGAACCTGGTGGTGAGGGAGGGGGTGAATCGGAAGTTCCCGGGGCTGGTGAAATACACGACGGCGGTGCCCGGGGGGACGGTGAAATGGCTGTGCGACTTCCTGCTCTCCACCGGCAGCCGGCACCTGGTGGCGGGGACGGGGCGAAGGTTCTTCCAGTTCAACGCGGCGGGGCCGAGCTGGGTGGATCTCACGCCCACGTACACCACCGGCACGTGCACGAATGTGGCGACCGAGACGACGGTGCTGGGGATCGGGACGCTGTGGGTGGCGGCGGGGGTGCAGGCGGGGCACATATTTCAGTGCGCCGGGCACCAGTACACGATCACGGCAGTGACAGACAACACCCACCTCGAGGTAACGCCGGCGGGAGACGGGTGGGTCGGCGCCGCGTACACGATCACGCTGCTGGCGAGCGAGTCGGGGGAGGACCACATCCGGGGGGCGGTGGGGGACGACCAACTGCTCATTTGCAACGGGGTGGACACGCCGTGGAAATGGGACGGGGTGACAGCGAAGCTACTGAAGCTGGGAGGAGCGCCGCCGGTGGCCCGGTTCATCAGCACCTTCCACCTTCGCAACCTGCTAGTGATGGCGAACATCTCCACCGATGCGCAGCGGCTGCAGAACTCGGACGCGGCGAACTACGAGCAGTGGGCGACGGGGCTGGCGGCGAGCTACGATTTCCACGCCCTGGCGGGCGATTTCGCCGGCGTGGACGGGGGGCACGAGTTCCTGATGGCGTTTCTGCGGCGGGCGATCTGGCGGGGTGCCTGGTCGGGGACGGACGTGCAGATCCAGTGGGGCCAGATCCCCACCCAGGACGGGGTGGAGGTGCCGAACTCGCTGATCCGGCTGGGGGCGCAGAGCCGGGTGCTGACAGAGGGAGCGCTCACTCAGTGGGCCTACATGGGCGTCGGCAACTTCTACCTCTTCGACGGGGAGAGCACGCAGGCGATCGGGGACCGGATCCGGACCTGGGTATGGGACCGGCTGGACCCGGAGAAGGTGGACCTGGTGCAGGCGGCGTGCATCCCCCAGTGGCACCTGGCGATCTGGTCGTTCCCGGCCCGGGGGGCGGGGGTGAACACGCACTCGGTGATCCTCGATTACGCCACCGGGGAGTGGTACCCGAGCGACGTGGGATTCTCGGCGCTGGGGAGCTACGACCTCGACGCCGGCGACGTCACCTGGGACAGCCTCACCGGGACCCTCGATTCCCAGACGCGGATCTTCGATGAGACGGGCACGCTGGCGGAGCCGGTGACGCTGGCGGCGGACGCGAGCGGTTACCTGTACTACCTGGCGTGGCGGCCGGACCGGGACGGGGGGACGATCTCGGCGCGGCGGCGGATCCGGCTGCCGGCGTCGCCGCGAGGGCGGACGATGGAGATCGGGGAGCTGCGGGTGGTGACGACGGCGGCGCCGGGGACGGTGCTGATGGCGCACCTGTACGGGGGGGACACGCCCACGGGGATGCACCGGATGGAGACGCGGATGGCGACGGTGACGGGGGGGCACGAGGTGTGGTGGGGGTTCAACTCGGCGGCGCGGCACCTGGCGGTGGTGGTGAGCAATGCGGGGGGGAGCGAGGAGCTGGGGCTGGTGGGCGCGACGGTGAGGATGAGGGAGAGGAACAGGTAGGAACGGCCCCACCACAGAGAGCACAGAGGACACGGAGAACGGCCGAACGGCCCCACCACAGAGAGCACAGAGAACGGCCGGGACACGGCCTAACCGCAGATTGACCCTTCGGCTTCGCTCAGGGCAGGCTCCGATTCACGCTGATTCCTGCGCCGCTCGCAACAGCGGCGAGCGACGCA